GTTTGAAAATAATCACCCATTAACAATTCTGTCGGATAATTTTCACAAAGTTCTTCATAGGCTTCAAAATTCACCATAGATTGAAATTGGTCAATAAGACGCCAGCGATTTGTAGGCCAACTGTCTGAATGTGCGACAATGTATCCTGGTTTCAATAATGAAAAGAGAGGTGATATCGGTTGATATATTTTCATTCCAACATCTAAATATAAGATTCTGTCCCATTTTCGAAAATAATCTTGAAACACGTGGAATTTATGATATTGAAATAATTTGTTTCCTGATTTTCCACATTCGCGATTGGTGATTTGGATAAATTGTTCAGTTGCTTCTGTGAAATGAATATCCGGAAAATACAAGATATCGAGAGGTTTCCCTACCGATTTTGTGGTTGGCAAACCAACTATTTTTGGATGTTCTTTTAATCGGTCAACATTAACATCATCACCTACAATAAGACATACATCTCCTGTCCACTCACCAATTATACGTAATGATTCATAAGTAGAACAGAATTTATCAATGAATCCAGCATTTGATACGAAAAGAATACAATCATTCATATTTTATACATTTGAGAGATTTTGAATATAAATTGTTATCCGCACAGAAACTGCTTAAACAATCGATTCCTTTTCTTTATTATTCTCTTGTACTATGGGAAAAAAACCGGTTCATCAACCTAAACTCAAAAAGAAGTTTTATCCTCTCGTGAGTGTATGTACACCCACATTTAATCGTCGTCCATTTATTCCAATTATGTTCGATTGTTTTCGCGCACAAACTTATCCGAAAGACCGAATCGAATGGATTATTGTCGATGATGGAACTGACCGTATTCGAGACCTTGTAGAGAAATCTGGTATTCCTCAAATCAAATATTTCGAAGTGGAAGAGAAAATGTCTCTTGGTGCTAAACGCAATTTCATGCACAGTAAATGTTCCGGTACAATTATTGTTTATATGGATGATGATGATTATTATCCTCCTGAAAGAATTAGTCATGCTGTAGAAAAACTGACAGAGAATAAAGAGGCATTGTGTGCTGGTTCAAGTGAGATGTATGTATATTTCAAACATATTCAACAGATGTGGCAATGTGGTCCATATGGTCCGAATCATGCGACGGCGGGTACATTTGCGTTTCGAAAAGAAATGTTGAAAGATACGCGATATGAGGATCATGCCGCATTAGCCGAAGAGAAGGCTTTCTTGAAAAATTATACGATTCCTTTTGTACAATTGGATCCTTATAAGACGATTCTTGTTTTCTCTCATGAACATAATACGTTTGATAAGAGGAAATTATTGGCGAATCCACACCCTGATTTTATGAAAGCGAGTCCAGTTACAGTTGATGATTTTATCAAACGACCGGAAGAGGCACATATCAAGAAATTTTTCTTACATGATATTGACGAATTATTGGCGAAATATGAACCGGGAGAGCCGAAAAATAAACCGGATGTGATGAAACAAATTGTAGAGATTGAAAAAACGTTGGCGGATGAAGTTGCGAAACAGAATGCCCAGAATGCGCAAATTATGATTCAACAACCTGGACAGGCTCCAACACCTCTCACACCTCAACAAATTATAGAGATAATGAATCAACAAAGTGGAGAGATTCAAAGATTAGTTGCGAGAGTAAAAGAATTAGAAGATGCAAATATGAGATTACAAGAAATCATGTATAAAAAATCAATTCCAGGAGGAGGAATTGGTTCGACACCAGTTCCATGGCAACCACCTCAAGTTCCAACAATAAATCCATGGCAACCTCCTCAAGTTCCAGAGATACCAATTGTACCTTGGCAAACCGCAGAACCGACAATAAATCCATGGCAACCTCCACCTCTTATTTAATTCAGAAAAATCAATAAGAATAATATATCCTATTGATTTTACACCGAATAAATTCACGATAATTGTTTAAGTGCTTTTAAACAAATGTCATCCTCGACCCCACTTACAATTAAATAATTCATAAAATCTTTGATGATTTGTTTTTTATCGATATTATAATGAATACTGGTTTTTCCTAAGAAACGGACAATATCAGGTTTGTATAGATTCCAATCATTGGCAATTAATAACTCTAGAAAATCTTTCCATACACCATTATGAATAATATTATCATTATCGAGAGAGATATTTTGATTCAATTGAATAAAATTAATCATACTTCTTATATCTGATTTATAGATATTTTGAATAACATTGATAGCATGGTCTGATAATTGTATAGATTCTTTATTACAAATATCACGAATAAATGAATGTATTTTCACTTTTGGCAATTGATTAAAACGCACACAAATAAATTCTTGTTGTAAAGAGGCTTCGATTTTACTAATATAATTACATATCAAACAAAATTTTACATTTGAACCACAACTTTGTAATAAATTTTTCAAGGCTTGTTGTGCGTTTTTTGTCATATAATCAACTTCATCCAATATTACAAATTTATAACCAACATCAAATAAATTTTTCGTATTTACAAATTGATATATATGGTTTCGAATAATATCAATACCTCTCTCATCAGACGCATTTAAATGAATCACTAAACTTTTATTCGTATTATTTGTAGATGTATGAGTGGTTATCGCATGTGCGATTGATTTAGATTGAAACATAGTTTGATACGCATTGATTAAATTAATAATCGTGGTTGTCTTTCCAGTTCCAGGTGGACCATATAATAATAAATTTGGAAAATATTGTTTTTCCAAAATATTCATAAAGAACGCCCGGTTCAATGGGTCTAGAACAATGTCTTCGAATTTATTTGGACGATATTTTTCTGTCCAAGGTATATGATTTTCATCGGATGTCGATTTTTGAAACATATATGATTAAAAAACAAATATGTTTTATACCAGTTATCGAACGTAATGAATCGTAAAATTAGCAATATTTATCGCACCATTAAATTTCGGAGTCGCATTCATTTCTTCTAATAACTTTTCCACTGTTTTTCCTTGGGTTAAAGGCAATAAAAGTTCAATTTGAGTTTTGAATTTTGGCAATACATTTTCATACAAGTATTTTAATTGTGTTTGCTCTCTCATAATCAATTCATTGATTGTATGTATATAATTACCATATAAATATGCTTCAATCTGGTCATTGTAAGATTTTGTTCTCTCATTTATTTTTTTTTCTATTTGAGCTTCTGTGTTCTTCTTATTTCTCCTTAACACTTCTCTATAACGATTTTGCTCTCCGATTACGTATGATAATATATTACGATTCCGTGATTCTTCATTTGTATATTCTTCGATAATACCTTTATAATATTCATATATGTTATTAGTCATTTTCCGAAATATTGGCTCTATAACATTTTTAAAATATTCCGGATTGTTTACGATAGAGAGATGATAATATCCTTGTCTAACATAAGGAAATGTATAATAAATAAGCAGATATTCTAATTTCTCTTTAATCATAGTTTCGAGAGATTGTGAATTAAATCGAAACATTTTATGAAACTCATGACTTGTGATACGTTTTTTGACATAATATTCGGACATATTTGCGTCAATCCCGCGGAAATTAATGTCGCTTATAGCAACAAATCCGTTTTCTGATTGAAAACTTATCTTAATAATATCTGGATTTCTGGCTCTCGGATCTTCTGGAATAAGAATCGATATACGTTCACTATATTCAGTTCCTTCCAATATCCATTGAAACAATTCTATGAATTTCATTGCAATATGTCTACGTTCGGTATCAGTACCTTTATCTATGCCATCTTTGGATACATATATTATTTGTAAATCAATATCATCACTTGGTTTGAATTCGCCTTGAATGTTTTCTTTGGATACAAATACTTGACCTACTTTTCCACCTTTTAATAATATGCGATATTTTTCGACACGAGTCATTTTCATTCCAATAATGCCGACAAAATAAAACAAAATACATAGCAATTCTTGTAGTTTTGTTGAATTTGTGTCCTTGGTTTCATATGCTTTTATGTATCTTTTTATAGTTTCACAGAGAGTGGTTTTGTGATTATGTATATATGTTTTTAATTCATCGAATTCTTGTTCGTCTTTGAATAATGGCCGCCAAAATGTTTTCATATCATTTTCTGAATATGACATTAAAGGAATCTGTTCTGATGTCCATGGAATATATTCTTGTATAGGCTCTTCAATGTTAACATTAATACCATCAACAGCAACTTCTTCTTTCTCTTCTTCGGGCTTTTCTACGTTCTCTTGAATATTAATATTAATATCATCAACAGCAACTTTTTCGTTTTCTTCTTTTTTTGTTTTCACGGTTTTTGATGATTTTGCTTTTTGAGTGCGTTGTGGTTTTGATTTTTTTGTTTTTGATAAAGATTTATTATTATTAGTTTCAAATTCTTCCATTTTGACATCATCGCATAATTGTTTAATTTCTCGTGGTTGAAGATTCAAATTGTTGCCGATTTTATTCACAATTGACGCATGTCTATCATCTCTCATTGTTTTAAAATGAGTAACTAATTCTGACATACTATTGAATTTTGGATAACTCATTATTTTGTCATTTCCAACACAATATACATGACTACCGAGAGGACACAAACAACATTCGTAAGTATGTGAATTTAAATGGGATTCAACCTTATTTTTGGGATTTGTTTTATTGAGATTTGTTTTATTTCCAATAACAATATTTGTATTACATATTGGACACGCAAATTTGGTCGTTCCAGTAACATTATCTGTTATTAATTCGATTGTATAAGTACAACCATGTTTGTTTCCTCCTTGAATGCGGTTTCCTCCTTTATTTTTCCTTTTTCTTGTTTTCGCAGACGCAACTTTAAATATCATATAATATAGAAAACTATTATTATATGAGAGAATCGATAATTAGCGATGATAAGACAAAATATAAGTTTGTATCCATAATAAAACATGAGTTCCTACATGACTATAATGATAGAATGGTTTGCATTTTTTCATACAAGCAAATAATACCATAATCATAAAAAGACCATTTTTCTGCCAAATTTCTAAATCTGGATGGAGAATCATTAAAATATTATCGAAAAATATGGGTAATAAATGTGGTAATAAAATATCAATATCATCGAAAGCTATAATTGAATGACGATGATTCATATAATGTGACAAAAAATAATGATAGAAATTATAAAAACTGACTGAGTGTATTATAGTGCTTAATACAAACATAAATATTGAGGAATGACTTGAAAAATCAGTCCATGCCATAACAACTAATAAACACCGTATTTGAATTGCCAGAGAGTCATTAATATAAGAAGTAATTAATCTAGTTTGACGCGATGAAACCGTTTCTAAAAAATTCGTAAAATTCTTAATAGATTGTTCAGATTGTTCAGATTGTTCACGTTTTAAATATTCACCTGCTTGATAATGATATTCATGACTATTTGCTGACAAATTCACAATGCCAATCATATCAACAAGTCCATTCCAGAATTCATTTGGATTTGCGTGATTCAAAATACGTTGATGATAGTTTTGGAAAGCAATGAAAATATTCAAATAAAAAGTATATTCGAGGATTAATTCGCTTCGAATCGCATGTTGAATAGTCGCCCAATTTGGAATTAATTTTTTGAATAATGTTTTCAAAATCAGGGAAAACCAATACAAATTCAAGGATAGAAAAGTAAATACAGTTCCATAAATCCAAACAATTGCGAATGGTTGTTGGACAGTAATATTAAAATTCGATAATCGATAAAGTTCGGGGTCTAATATCGCATTATTGACATATAACCAAAGACGAATCCAAATAAAAGAAATCACAAATGCAGTTTCATTCCAAGATTCGAGTGTTTTAGTGAGTGTTGTTTTATGGTTTGTTTGATTCACGTATTTTAGAATATGACGCATTGCCAAAAAGAATGTGCTTAATTCTGAACGAATCAATTCGATCATTAAGAAATCCGTTTTCGTCAAATCAACATCATATATCCATTGAAATATTCGGAAACTAATTACAATAAAATGATGAAACCAAATCTCAGGTGAACTTGTAAATGCCAAATCAACAGTACAATGTAAAAATGCCAAATTGGCTCCCGCATATAACATTGATTTATCATCTCTTATCCAATAATTCGCCAAAATCGCAGTTGCCGATATACTAACAATTAATGATGTTATATTTCGCCACCATTCGATTGTATTGTTTTGTGGGGTTTTTTCAGACATTTTTTTGCCAAATGATAGTTATATGTCAATTGATTCCTCTAAATCGTTTGTATTTATTTTTTAGTGGAACTTTTTTTGGTGGAGCGTTTTTTGGTGGAGCGTTTTTTATGTGTTTTTCCACGAAGATGTGTTCGTACGATGCCACTGGCATCGTCACCGCAATAAGTCATACAAGAACTTATAATAATTTCAAACTGTTCGAGAGGTATATTTTGATATTTATCATCATATTTGAGTTCACTAACCAATGCCTCGAATAATCCTTTGATAGAAATTGTACCATCTGGATTAAAAACATCAGAAATATATTCCCCCCATAAAGGAGTTATCTCTCCTTCATGACAAACAAAAACATTTCTCAACGGATTTGCGTCCAATAAAAACCTCATATCATCGACTTCAATATGAGGTTCACCGTTTTTTATTGTTCTAGAGGATTTAGTATCATAAGGATGTAATTTATGTTTTCCTTCACATATCGAAATAATCTCTTCTATGTTGTTTTTACAAACTACTCTTTGACCAGGTTCAGCATAATATTTGAGAGACCCAAAAGGAAATGGTACAGTTACTTTTTTATTTCGATGAACACATCCATGAGTGTCGATAATAATTTTATAAGGATATTGTCGTCTCTCGACTCTCGGATTAAAATTAGAAGACTCGGTTGAAGACTCCGTTGATGATTCTGATGAGGATATGGATTCATTATTTGGAAACAAATTGTTTAATCCATCTTCAACCCAATGTTCTGGGTCATGAGTTTCTATAAATTTATTAGGGATTCTATAATATTGTTGTCTTAATTCATATAATTGTCGGCTAATATTGCCAATATAATTTGATAGAGCATAAACATCGTAATTATCTTTATATTTTTCAAATTTGCGCGTTAATTCCAAAAGATAATTATAGTTAGGATTGTATGTCATATAATAAGAATCTATTTTTTTAGTCAATCAGTATAAAGATACAATCCCATGCTAAACATATCATGAATATTCCTCTCTCCAATCAATTCGTTTTTTCCAGATTTGACCAAGCCGAACAAACATGTGCCGAAGTTCATCCAGAATATCAATATTTATATCTTATACAAAAAATATTATCACAAGGATTTTTCGAAGAGGGTCGGAATGGAACTACTGTTTCTATTTTCGGAAATTCCATGCGTTTCTCTCTTCAAGACGGTACCATTCCTATCCTAACCACGAAAAAAACCGCATGGAAAACTTGTTTAAAAGAACTCTTATGGTTTATTCGTGGAGAAACTGATAATAAGATTTTAAGAGAGCAAGGAGTTCATATTTGGGATGCGAATGGCTCTCGCGAATTCTTAGATTCAAGAGGTTTAAACAATTATGAAGTAGATGAACTTGGACCCATTTATGGAAGTCAATGGCGAGGGTTTGGCGCAGATTATCCTAAAAATCCAGATGACAGTTCACAATATAGAGGTGTAGACCAACTCCAACAGATTATTAATACATTAAAAGACCCTGCTCAGCGTACAAGCAGAAGAATGATTATGACCGCATGGAATCCTATGCAACTTGATATGATGGCTCTTCCACCTTGTCATATTCTTTGTCAATTCAATGTACATGATGGAAATCGTTTATCTTGTTCTCTCTATCAACGCAGTGGAGATGTAGGTCTAGGAGTTCCTTTCAATATTGCATCTTATTCTTTTTTGACACATTTGATAGCACAACATTGCGGATTGATAGCCCATGAATTTGTATA